CAGATTTTTATGTCATCAACGGATCCGACGAAGGGCGTTTCCTGGATACTGTACGGAACCAAGCAAAGAACTTTGCTTCGACCGTTTCACTTACGGGATCTTCTAAACACAAAGTCATCATCATCGATGAGGCTGATAACACAGGCAACGACGTACAACTCCTTTTACGGGCAAATATTGAGGCATTTTATAACAACTGCCGATTCATCTTTACCTGCAACTATAAAAACAAAATCATCGAACCTTTGCACTCCCGATGTGCCGTCATCGACTTCACAATCAAGGGGAAACAAAAAACCCAGTTGGCAGGATCCTTCTTCAAGCGTCTACAAAACATCTTGGATGCAGAAGGCATCGAGTATGATCAAAAAGTCGTTGCAGAACTAGTCTCAAATCACTTCCCAGACTTCCGCAGAGTCCTCAATGAATGTCAGAGGTACTCCACAAGTGGTAAAATTGATTCTGCAATTCTTGCATCCTTTTCAGATATTTCGGTCAATGACCTGGTAAAATACTTGAAGGATAAAAACTTTTCAGAGGTTAGAAAGTGGGTTGTTAATAATTTAGATAATGATTCTTCTGTTGTTTTGCGAAGGGTTTATGATGCTCTTTATCAGCATCTTGTTCCAACTACCATTCCTGCCGCAGTTTTAATTATCGCCAAGTATCAGTATCAAATTGCTTTTGTTGCTGATCAAGAAATTAACCTTTTGGCAGCTCTAACTGAAATTATGTGTGAATGTGAATTTAAATGATTATGAAATTAACCTCAACTCCTATTGATTTTTCGCTTTTTAATTGGAAAGAAATTTTTGGTACAGTAAAGGCAACTGATGGTTTAAAGCGACCACAAACTCGTGGATTGAGAACTGAAATTCAAGAAATCTCAACTGCAAAGCATAGTGGTGGGCAATTGACTTATGTTGGAATGAAGGAAAATGGAAAAGATTATAATAGTTCAAATGGTTTTTCTTGGGAGGATAAATCTACCGTTGGAATGTTCCGTGGTAAAACTAAAACCAAACAGTTTATCTTGAAAAATTTTCAAGGTAATAATACTGGAGAAATTAAAAAAACATTTGATTATATTTTATTGAAAGATACTGGTTCTATGTCTGTTGCTTGGGCAACATGGGATGCAGTTAAAAAAAATATTGTTGTTACTGACGCAACCATTAAATCTCACGTAGATTATTGTGATTTGAATTTTATTGAAACTAATGTAATTCCATCCGACAAAGGAAATTTTACAATAATTCTTGAAAAATTAATTGAGGAACTTGTTTAATGAAATCACTTAAAACACCATTACGCTATCCAGGTGGTAAGTCTCGTGCCTGTGAAAAGATGGGACCATACTTTCCAGACCTTCGCAACTATGATGAATTCCGTGAACCATTCCTTGGTGGTGGAAGCGTTGCAATTTATATTACCAAGAAATATCCTTCTTTAAATATTTGGGTAAATGATTTGTATGAACCTCTGGTAAATTTCTGGCAGCAACTCCAGATGTTTGGGAATGAACTAAAAGAACATCTCTCCCAATTTAAGAGTACTGCTCCTGACCCAGAATCTGCAAGAGAACTGTTTAATATCTCAAAGACTATTCTTAGCACTCCAAATACTGGAGATTTTGAGAGGGCAGTTAGATTTTATATTGTCAATAAGTGCTCGTTTAGTGGTCTTACAGAAAGTTCCTCGTTTTCGCCACAGGCATCTAATTCAAACTTCTCAATGCGTGGAATTGAGAAATTGCCCGAGTATTCTAAAATAATTGCAAATTGGCGTATAACTAATTACTCCTACGATTATTTGATGGATGGAAATATGGGTGCTTTTATGTATCTCGATCCTCCTTATGATATTAAGGATAATCTCTATGGGCGTAAGGGATCAATGCATAAAGGATTTGATCACGATAAGTTTGCTACTGATTGCGACAATAACAATATGGATCAGTTGATTAGTTATAATTCAGACCAACTTGTAAAAGACCGATTCAAAAACTGGAATGCTGCAGAGTTTGACCTTACTTATACAATGCGTTCGGTGGGTGAATATATGAGAGATCAAAAACAACGCAAAGAACTATTACTTTTTAATTATGGAATTGAAAGACTGGTTGAACTCAATTAATTTTACGAAAGATAATTTAATAGGAGAAGATCCAAGCATTGCTAAGGAATATGCTCCTTATATCATTAATAAATGTCTTTCTAGTCAAATTGATTGTATTCTTTTTGTAAATGAAATGAATATGAATCATCAACTTGATAAAGATATGCAATATTCATTTTATCTAAATAGTCTGAGGAAAAGAAAGAGATTTTCTCCTTGGATCCGAAAAGATAAGGTCAAAGATTTAGAATCTGTTAAACAATATTATGGTTTTAATAATGAAAAGGCATTACAAGCTTTAAAAATTCTAAATAAACAACAACTTGACTTTATAAGAAAACGACTTGAAACTGGCGGAACGAAATGACTAACCAAACAATTGAACCTCAAGTACACTGGTCACCCGATATGATGGTGGAGGTTACTTTGAATGAACCAGATGACTTTCTTAAAGTTCGTGAAACTTTGACTCGTATTGGGGTTGCATCGAGAAAAGAAAAGAAACTGTACCAAAGTGCTCATATTCTACATAAACAGGGTAGATATTATATTACTCACTTTAAAGAACTCTTTGCTTTAGATGGTAAACATGCCAATCTAACAGTTAATGACGTTCAAAGACGTAATAGGATTATTTGCCTTCTTGCTGACTGGGGATTGATCACCGTAGTTAATCGAGATAAAATTATTGATATTGCTCCACTTAATCAAATTAAAGTTCTCCCCCACAAAGAAAAGGGTGAATGGGAGTTGGAACAGAAATATAATATCGGTAAGAAGGCAAAGGTTCAGGAAACCGAATGATTAAGTAGGGAGTTCCACACTCCCTTTTTTAATTTTTCTTGATATATAATAACGATGAGAGGAAGGTAAATTTACTTTTCTCTCATACGCTAAAGGATGCCGAAAAGGGTCCACAAAACACAAACTCGCTTACAAAGGAGCTACCATAATGACTAACCTAACAAGGTATACTGCTACGGATCTTCCTACTTTATTGGATAAGATCACACGTAATAGTATTGGAATGGATGAATATTTTGATCGTCTTTTCAATCTTCATGAAACAACTTCTAATTACCCGCCTTACAATCTTGTACAGGTAAGTAATGTAGAATCTCGTTTAGAAATTGCACTTGCTGGTTTTAAGAAAGCAGAAGTTTATGTATACACAGAGTATGGAAAACTTTTTATCGAAGGGCAAAAAGAGGACAGAGAGACTGATTCCACTTACGTCCATAAAGGACTGGCTCAACGATCTTTCAAGAGAGCGTGGACCTTATCGGATGACACCGAAGTACGGGATGTCACCTTTGAGGATGGATTGCTAACTGTTGTTCTTGGAAAAGTAGTTCCAGAACATCATGCTCGAAAAGATTATCTATAAATAAAACTGAATATCGTCGTCGCTTTTTACAAGGGAGCAACTGGCCAAGATCAGTTGACACTCCCTTTTTTTGTTGGTATAATAGTTAAAAATGGAGATTTTATGGCAGTAAAACTTGCAGTGATGAAATCTGGAGAACAGATTATTGCTGATATTAAAGAAATGGAAGTTGATGGAAAAGTATTGGGATATTACTTTTACAAAGCTTGCGTTGTTCGCATGATGAATCAAAATGACCATAATCCTGCTAATAGGGATGAGAATAGACTTAAAAAGAAAATAGACAAAACAGCTTTTGATATTAGTTTGTTTCCTTGGATTCCAATGGCAAAAGGATATGAAATTCCAATAGTTTCTGATTGGGTGATAACATTTGTTGATCCTGTTGATATGTTATATGAGATGTATGAAGAAAATGTTTTAAGTGCAACTAAAGAATGGAACGAAGGTATGAATAGAAAAGAAGATACTGATGAAGGATGCAAAACTTGCCGATGAATAACTTTAAAGTATTATTGTTAGTTGACAACATAATTTTGATAAGTCAAGTAGAAGAAGTTTCTTCCGAATTAGGGGAACCTGATTGTAAATTAATTAAACCCTTTGAATTAAAAAAATCACCAAATGGCGAAGTATATTTGGAATCATGGAATTCTGATTTTACTTCCCAAGATACTTTTATGATAAGTTCGGATAAAATTTTGACTATTATAGATCCAAAATCAACACTCCTTGAAAAATATCAAAGTCTTATTAAATAATGCGATTTTATACTAATGTTCAAATGATCGGGAATAAATTTCTCGTTCGCGGTTATGAAAATGGTGAACATGTTATGTTTAAAGATGAGTACTCACCTACTCTGTTTGTAAAATCCAATAAACCCTCAAAATATAAAACTTTAGAGAATGAATATGTTGAATCAGTTCATCCAGGAACTGTTCGTGATTGTCGTGAGTTCTATAAAAAATATGATG